AGATAAGACTAGAGTACTTATAGAAAAATTAGGTGGAGGTCCAGAAAGTACTTTATGGGCTGAAGGTATTCTTAATGAACTTGTTGTAGCTAAGAAAGGAATACTTACAAATATTGAACAAGAACAAAGTAATTATTCAAAGAACTATGCAATAGAACTTTCAAAGAAACAAGGTGATGGTTTGATGACCAAAGAAGAACTCGTGGATTATATCTACATAAATCCTGAGACTCGTTGGGATTTCACCATGGGAAATATTCCTGAATCAGTTAAAGGTCAATTATCTGCTGAAGCACAGGATGACAAAATACTTGTCCCTATGTTTGAAAAGAAAGCAAAGCTAGGAATATTGACTAAAGCTGAGGTAATGAAAGCAAATAGTTCTGCAATAAGACAGCAGTATTTATCACAAGCTATCTCTGCCAACAACTTAGGTATGACTCAACAGATGAATACTATGGCTAAAGAAGCTATAAAAACTCTTGTTGATACATATACAAATGAAACTGATGGAGATAAAGCAAAGAGTAATAAATGGGTAATTAATAAACAACAAGCTGAACTTCTATATCCTGGACTTTACGCTACTGCCATACAGACTGCGACAACACCACAAGATGCACATGCAGCTGTAATGAAGATATTGACAGATAATATGTATGCCAATAAATACGACTCATGGGGTACAGCAACTACTAGAACTCTTGAATTACAAAGTGCTGTAGAACATCTTGCAATGGACCCTAATAATGTCAATACCGAAATCATTGTTGGTAGTGAAGAGTACCTAAAAGAAGCTATGAATTATGGCGAAGGTTCTAAACAGGTGCACTTATTCTATGAGCAACTAGGTAAAAAGATAGGAGTTCCTGGCGCAGTTCTTCAATACAATCAAGTAGCTATTGCAAAGGCAATGGAAGGAAAAGATCTTCCTATCAAATCTGACATTACCTTAGCTTATGAAAAGTTAACTGATGAGCAGAAAAAGTTACTTGGTAAGTATCCATCTCCAGCAAGATTAGCCAGAGCTAAATTCCTAGCATTTATGGAAGATAGCGGAGAAGGAGAAGGAGTTATTACTTGGGAAGAATTAGGAGTAGTGCATGAAGATATTAGTAAGTTTGTATACAAAGAAGAGACAGGAAAAGAATTACCAGTAACACCACAACTAGGTAAAGCTGAACCACGTAAAGGAGATTGGCAGAAACTTCCTGGAGCTACTCGAATTGGCTATGCCGTATGGGATGGTAAAGAGTGGACATATAGTTCTAAGAGAGGAAATAATAATCAGAAATGGATAGGTCCAATTGAAGACTATAAAGATGTCGATGGATACTACAAACCATTTGAAGGTAGAAGCAATGATCTAACTACAACATTCTTTGGTGGAGATGAACCAATCAACACCGCAGAAGAAGGTGGTCCAAGAGCTGGTGACTGGTACAAAGTCACAAACAAAAACATAGGTGCTATGAACATCGGCGATTTAGCTGGTGGAGATAGTAAACCTTATGTTGTATGGAACGGAAAAGAATGGGTCTATAGCGCGGTTAAGGGTAGATTCCCTGAAGAGTACCAAGGTCCTCAACCTTTAAGCAAGATCCAAGAAGAAGAAGACTTGATTAAAAAACAAGCACAGTAAAATTACTAAGGTAAATTATGAGTTCTGATTTTCAGATTGATATCGACACTCAGGCTCTGGAAGACGCACAGCTTGAGTTAAAAACATTAGTTGAAGAAGAAGAAAAGCAACAAGTATATCAACAGCAACAAGAAGCTTTATTACAACAACAACAAGAACAGGCTGTAGCAGAACAGAAAGATCCAAGAAACATTGAAGGTGGAGGAGGAGCTAGAGGTTTTGCTGCTGAATTAGGAGCTGCTGTTAAAGGTGGTTTTCAAGATACCGCATCATCTATAGTTACTCTTCCAGAAAGAGCCATTGATATGTTCAGTGGGGAGATGCAAGAAGAAGGTCAAACAGATGAGGGCTATAAAGCTGAATGGGACGACTGGTTTGTTGATGATGCTAATCCAATCGAAACTAAAACATGGTGGGGAGGTGCTCTACGGAGTCTTGTACACTTTGGTACTTTAGTTCCAGCAAGTTTAGTAGCTTTAAAAGCTGCTGGATTAGGTGCTATTGGTGCTGGTATTGGTGGTGTTGGAGGTTCCTTAGTTAGAGGTGCTGCAATAGGTGCAACCTCTGACGTTATTTCTAAGTATTCACAAGAAGATAACGGTCTAGCTATTTTGAGAGATCGTTATAACTTTATTGATACTCCGCTATCTACTAAAGAAGATGATCACCCTGCTATGAAAACATTGAAAAATGTTGTAGAGGGTATGGGTATTGGTGCTTTATTTGATGGAGCAGCAATTGTATTAGGTAAAGGTGTTAAAAGAATAAGAACTAAACCAAATAAACCTTTACAAAAAATACCAACATCAAAATTACAAAGAGAATTTCAACAGTTAATAAAGGATGAGAATATTTCTAACCCTGATGAAATGGTTGAAATTAGAAGAGTAGAACCATTAGGTAAAGATTCACAAGTTGCTTGGAGTATTTATCAAAATCAAAGGGGAGTAATGTCTTTTGATTGGGAAATAGATGGTAAGCTTGGATCTAGTGTTGGGAAGCTTGAAAAACAATTTGCTGGATATTTAAAGAATGATGTACCTAATGGGACAATTATTAAGGTAAATGCATCAAATGACACTTTGTGGGGTGCTAGTCAGGCACAGTTAAGGCGAGGTGGAAATATTCGTGAAAGGTTATATAAAAAATATGGTTTTGGTTCAAGCGGTATTGTGAGTGAAGATGGTGTTGAGATGTTTGCCGTTAAAACACCTGAAGGATTAGTACCAGCTAGTAGCATAAAAGAAGCAGAAGATATACAACTTAGATTATTTGAAGGTACAGATTTTATTGAAGATGCACAAGAAACCGCATTTAATAAAGCAATAAAGAGAGAGCAAAACGTTAATGATCAGATAAGTGAAAAAGCACAACTACAAGCACAATCTTTAAGACCCGACCAATACGGTGGTTATAAAAACAAACCCATGACTGATTCATGGCAAGCTGCTCCAACATCTAATGGTAAAGCTGGTGATGTTTATTACCAACGTAAAAGAATAAATACTGATTATGGTGCTCGTAATGGTTCAACAGATTCATTACATACACCCGTACAGGTAGAAAGAACTGCAATGAGTGCTGATATGGCACAGGCAGAAGTTGAAAGAGTTCTTAAAGATTTTATGTCTGACGATAGGATTCAAGCTGAAATTGCTATAGCTAAAAAACAAGGCACATCTCTTGCAGAGAAGTGGGGTTATGCAGCTGAAAAAGCTAGAGAAATATTAGAAGGCAGAAACGCTACTGATCTAACCACAGAAGAATTTTGGAGACAATTCGATGTGGACATGAACAGAATAGATGGTAAAGAAGTATGGAAATCTGCAAACGTAGTAGCTGCTGATTTAGTAGTTGGATCTCTTATGAGAGAGATCAGAGATATGGGTATTGCTTCAAGAGAACTATTTGACATAGCAGATATTGCTGATGTGGATGGTCCATCTCGTGCAATGTACGAAAAGATAGTTGCTGGTTTAACCCAGATTAAATTATCTAAAATGACTCAATCTGCTGAATTTAGAGGATTAGGTGCAAGACAAGTTAAAGCAGAAGTCAATAACTTTATAGCTGAGACTAAAGAAGCATGGCAGTTAGCTATGGAAGTTGCTGGTAGAGATGCTGACGATAGTTTATTTAGAGCTATTCATGAAGTCATATCTATGTCTGATGAAATCCACAACTTAACTGATTTTGATAATTGGGTTAAGAAAACATTGAAAGGTGGTTATTTTGACGGGCGTAAAAAAGCTGGGGTTCTTACAAAAGAACTACAAGGCATGATGATTAACAGTGTTCTTAGTGGACCTAAAACTCCAGCTAGAGCAATCATGGGTACTGGAACTGCGACATTCTTAAGACCATTTTCTCAAGTAATAGGTGCAACATTAACAGGAGATAGAACAACACAACGTGCTTCTCTTGCTGCAATGAACTCAATGATTGAGACTATTCCTGAAGCATGGACATTATTTAAAAGTAAATTAAATTCTTACTGGTCAGGTGATGTTTCTAATATTTCAACTAGATATTCAGAATATTCAAAAGAAGCAGAAACTTGGGATATTCTTGGTGACTGGATAGAAAATAGTGGACAGGCAAACTTTGGTGATAAGGCTGCATACTACACAGCAAATATGGCTAGAGCTTTAAACAATAATTCTTTCTTTACTTACTCAACAAAGATTATGCAAGCTACCGATGAAACGTTTGGTTTTATATTAGGTAGAGCAAGAGCTAAAGAAAAGGCTATGCGTTTTGCTATGAATCAAGTTGATGCTGGAGAGATTACAGAAATAACACCTGACTTACTAAAGAATGCAGAAGATAAGTTCTATTCATCAATAACAGATGCTGACGGCAATATTACAGATGCTGCTACTTTATATGCAAAAAAAGAAGCAACACTTACTACTGACTTAGAAGGCTTTTCTAAAGGATTACAAGATGCGTTTGAAAAAGCACCATGGGCTAAACCATTTTTCTTGTTTGCAAGAACAGGTGTTAATGGCTTAACTCTTACTGCGAAACACACGCCAGGATTTAACTTATTAGTAAAAGAATATAATGATATACGCTTTGCTACTCCTGATAATTTAGGTGAAGTTGCAAAATATGGAATTAAATCAGCTGAAGATTTAGCTAATGCTAAAGCCTTACAACTGGGTAGATTAGCAATAGGTGGGTCATTAATATCTATGGCATCTATTCACTTTATGAATGGAGGTCTTACTGGTAATGGACCAGCTGACAGAAAGAAAAGACAAACATGGATTGATGCTGGTTATAAACCTAGAACCATCACAGTTGGAGGAGTACAAGTTAGTTATGATTCATTTGAACCATTTAACTTAATACTTTCTACTATTGCTGATATTGGTGATTACAGCCAATTAATGGGTGAAGAATGGACAGAAGATAACTTACAGAAATTAGCAGTAGTTATGATGCAAGCTGTTTCTAGTAAATCTTATTTAGCTGGTATGCAACAGTTTGTAGATTTATTTGCTGGAAAACCAGGAAGTTGGGAATCAATTGTTGCTGGATTAGCAAACAACACAATGCCTATGTCTTCATTAAGAAATGAAATAGGTAAAGTTATTAACCCATATATGAAAGAACTTAATTCTGGAATATGGCAATCAATAAGAAATAGAAACCAATTTGCAGAAGGTTTAGACCCAGAAGGTGGGCTACCTACTAAGTACGACATGTTAAATGGACAGCCTATAAGAGACTGGGATTTTCCTACTCGCATGTTTAATATGTTCAGTCCCTTCTCTATTAATTTAGATCAGGGTGCTGGAAGAAAGCTTTTATTTGAAAGTGGTTATGACATGAGAATGTCAGCTTACTCTTCCCCAGATGGAATAGATCTCAGTAAATCACCACGACTCAGATCTTTATTTATGAAAGCGATTGGTGAACAAAATTTAGAAGCTCAATTAAATAAATTAGCAAAAGATCCAAAAATACTTGCATCAATAAAACAAATGCATAGGGATAGAAATTCTGGAAAAAGAGAAATGGACCCTATGAAAGCTTATGTACACAACAGAATTATTTATCAAATGTTTTTTGCTGCGCGTAAGAAAGCATGGGCACAGATAAAGAATGATCCAGAAGCATTACAACTCTATGTAGAAGATAAAAGATTAAATGTACAAAACAATAAATCTTTAAGTAGAACACGAAACTATAACCAATTAGATAGAAACGGAATAGCACAAGATCTAATACTGCCCTACAGATAAAATCCACCGCCAATAAACCTTATCTCGATAGAGAAAATAGATGGCAACTTATACCGATAATGGGACTAATACTCCCAACGGGAGTCATAAGGTATTTACATATACCTTTCCCGCATTACAAACTGAAGACATAAAGGTTGCTCTTAATGGAGTAGCCCAAGCGACAACTAAATACACAGCATCTCTTTCTCCCGCACAGATTGAATTTAACAATACAAGTATTGATAGCTCAGTACAAGAAAGTACAGGTGCTCCTAAAACAGGAGTACAAGTAAGAGTATTCAGAGAAACAACTGTTGGTAAGAATAGTGGAGATGAAGATCCTAAAGCTGTATTTGCAGCTGGTTCTTCAATACGTGCAGCAGACTTAAATGCTAACCAAGAACAAGCATTATTTGCTATACACGAATTACAAACGCAACCAATTAAAACAAGTGATATTGAGCCGGATGCTGTTACTAATGCAAAAATAGTAGATAATGCTATTGATTCTGAACACTATGTAGATGGATCTATTGATCGTGTTCACTTAGAAGCTGATATAATAGATGGTTCTAAAATAGAAGACAATGCAGTTGATAATGAGCATATTGCAGCAAATGCAGTTAGAACATCTGAAATACAAAATTCAGCAGTTATACAAGATAAATTAGCTAACAACTCTGTAGGAACACCTGAGTTAATTAACGGTTCTGTTAACTCCGATAAAATTGCTAATGGAACTATTGTTAATGCTGACATAAGTTCAAGTGCAGCAATAGATGCTTCAAAAATAGTTTCAGCAACAGGTTCAGTAGCTGGTACTATGTCAGCGACTGATAAAGCAAAACTTGATGGAATAGAGTCTGGAGCTAAAGATGACCAAACAGCAGCAGAAATCAAAACACTGCTTCAGTCAAATAAAATTACTGATTCTGAAATAGCAACAGGAACTTTAGATAATAGATATTTTACAGAAACTGAATTAACAGGTGGTGCATTAGACGGAAGATATTTTACAGAAACAGAGTCAGACGCTAGATACTTTAACGTAAGTACTGGAGACACTATTAAAGATGGTGATACATTTCCAGACAACGATACAACTATTGCTACAACCGC